ACGGGTCCGTCGTGACGACGGCGCGGCCGTTCCGGTGGACCCAGAAAACCGGCGGTGCCGCCTCGCGTGCATCGATGTGGATGCAGCCGGCAGCGTGGTTCACCGCGAGAATTTCACTCGCGGCTCATCACGAACGAGTCAACTGAAGGCGCGCAACGGCATCGCTACCGGCACCAGATCCGCCGCGAGACTCTTCGTGTGAAAGCCCGGCTTCGGCTTGCGCGCCTCGACGGGATGCTTGGGGCAGCGGCAGGCGGAGCTCACCTTCGATGGCCCCGCTTTCGCGTGAAGTGATTCGATCTCGTCGAGTAAATCGCGCCAGACATTCTCGCTACCGCAGAGATGGAAACGCGCATCGGCACCCTGGAATGCATGGACTCCATTCAACTGGTTCTTCGTGGGTTCATCTTCAGCACTGCCAGTGTCCGGGGTCTCATCGGTTACGCCAGTACGTACCTGTGGGCCCGAACCATCCGGCGTAGCTTCTCGATGACGACACTGGACTCGCACGCAGTTCAGCTGGTACCTGAGCTGAAGACTCAGCAGAAGCAGCCGCCCCAGTATTTGGACGGGAAGGCACTTGGCGCTGCGCCTCCATCTCTCTCCACCACTGATCGTCTGATCCACGGCGGTCAAGGCCGAACACGCCAGCCGCAGCTCGCGCGTAGTTGGCGCAGTCCAACGCCTCATTGCGCTCACGCGTCTTGATCCACTCGTGCTTGCGGTAGCCCTTCACGACGTGAGCTGTAAGCTGCTCGGCGGTCAGTTGAAGGAAGAACTCTTGATCGAGGTCTGCGGGGAAGTGGATCCAGCCGGGAGGATATGGTTCCCCATCCGCTGGGCGGTCCTTGCCCAACAGTCCATAGAGTTCCGACTTCGCCATGCTCACGTTCACTGGCCAGAGCTTCGCCCCGTGCTTGATTTTCTTCCCTCCGAGGTTGATGTCAACTTGCGTTGGGATGCCGACCAAAGCGGCGCCGGTGGCTCGTCCGTCCACCGCCATCACGCGCCAGCTGCCCTGCTGCTTGGCCCAGGAATAGACCTGCTGTGTGGCGTGCCCTGAATCCACGGCCATTCGGACAATCTTCAGATCCACCCCGGATGGGTGGCTGTAGGTCCGATTCAGCTGTTCAGTGAGATCGTCCCAAGCCGCGGGATCGTATGGGTTTTTTTCGATACGAAAGTGGTCGATGACCCACCTCTGTCTCCCTCTGCCCCAACCGTAGACATAGCCCTCGAGCCAGGTCGCCTGGACGTCCACACCGGTCGTCAGGAACAAAACTTCCGGAGAAACCTGCCCCAACCGATAGGATTCCTCGCGTCTGGACATAAGCTTCTCGTGGTCCGGAGCCTCGCCGCGCTGCTTCCACGATTCCCCGAGAACCGTGTTCACAAACGACTGCAGCCTTTCGATGTTGTTGTGTGCCTTCTCCCAGTCGTCGGCGACGTGGTCCCATCCATACCATCCGACCGGGCTGTAGAGGCTGGACAAGTGGTACCCGCGCGTGCGCCCGTCGCCCTCGGCTTCCGCTCTCCATTCACCACGCGCGAGCATTCCGTTCTTGTGGTGATTGAAGATGGGCTGTTCGCACCCGGCGCATGAGTACGAAACCTTCCGCGGCTCCCCCTTGGGCCACCTCAGCCTGTCAAACTTCAACACTTGGAACTCGCCACAGGAGGGGCAAGGAACCCAGTACTTCCGCTGGTCGCTTTCGAGGTAAGCCGCCTCGATCCGGCTCAGTCCGGTGATCAGCGGAGTGGAGCAGAGGAAGACTTTGCGTCGGGAAAAAGTGCGCGTGCGCGCGTTGGCCAGGTTGACTGGATCACCCTCGCCGTCAACGTCGCCCGGGTACGCATCCACCTCATCCAGAAACAGGTAACGCACTGCCATCGAGCGTAGGCCCACGGCGCTGTTGGCGCCGGTGGTCACCAGCACGCCACCAGGGAACTGCTTTGACAGGACGGTGTTTCCGGAGTCTCGCGAGCGCGGACTCCTCACCAACTGGCGCAGGACTTCGCTTTCCTCGATGAGTGGGTCGATCCGCTGCTTCGAGTTGCGTTTCGCCAGCTCGACGGTCGGTTGAACCACCATCATCGGACCGGGCGACTTGTGGATCACATAGCCGATCCAGTTGTTGCCGCACTCGGTTCCGCCAACCTGGCTTCCCTTCATGAACACGACGCGCTCCACCGGCGAGGAGGGAGACAGACAGTCCATGATCTCGCGCAAGTACGGAGTGCGCTGCGTGCGCCACGGCCCGGGCTCAGCCGAGGCCCTTTGCGACAGTCGACGGAATCGGTCGGCCCATTGCGAAACCGTCAGCAGCGGCTCCGGCATCAGCCCCGCACGGAATGCTGCCTCGTAAACCTCAGTCGCTGTTTGCGCCGGCAAGCTCATCGAGCGCCTTTCGAATCTCCACCGTCAGCATCTGGTGCACTTTCTCCGCGTCCGTCTCGGCGGCCAGCGTGGCGGCTAGACGGTCCGGGATGTTGAGCAGGTTGTCGCGAACCAATCGAGCGCTGGTGAACGCCGCCACCTTCACTTCGTCCCGGCCAACCAGTTTCGCCGTCTTCTCCTCGAATTCAATCTTGGCCAGCCGCGCCAGGTAGCCCTCCCGGACGGCCCTTGCACGGAAATATTCAAGTCCGCCGGCGCCTGCCGAATCGGTTTTCTCCGCCTCGCGGACAGCGACAACGGAGGTACTATCGGGAGCCTTGGCACCGGCAGCCCTGGGCTGATGTTGCTGCCGCGTGTTGGCCTTCCAATCCACATCGGCGACGTCGCTGTTGATCTTCCCATCCGGAGTGGTCGTAATCCGCCCCGACTGGATCGCCTTTTGCACTGCGGACATGGCCACGCCACGGTGCCTGGCGTATGCACGCAGGCTCAGGACTGGCATCGATTCATTCCTTGCGTTTCATGATCATTCCACTTGCTTCTGTTCGCAGAGGAAGTGATGAATGGGTTCGCCATGAGGAACACCAAAGTCCAAGAAACCGCTGCCGCCTGCTACGCCGCACGCCATGCCGAGTGCCACGACCTGCTCAAACGCATCTCCAGGCGCCTCGACAAGCACCAAATACACCAGGCCGCCGAGCCTGCCAACTGGGGCTACGCGGGCGACCTGGGCCACGTCAGCCAGGAGCTCGCCTACGTGCTTGCCACCCTGGGCGACCGCAGCGCGGTGGACTCGAAAGGCCTGGACTACTAGGCCAACTGAACAATCACCAACCTGAAAGGAAGACCACAATGACCACATTCACCATCAGCACCGACAACACCATCACGGCGTTCTCCGCCTTCGCGGAGTACCGGCTCGCCCGCGTCGAAAACATCGAGGGCAGCTTCTCTTCCGAGAAGGAACTCGCCAAGCTCTCCGCCGACTGGCCGCTGGCCCGGTTCGCGGAGACCTGGAACGAGTTCGCCGGCGTCGTGCCCTTCGACGATTTGAAGCCAGTGAAGAAGTTCACCGACCGCAAGACCGCCGTCGCTCGCATTTGGCGCGCCATCCAGGCCCTGACGCCCGTGCCCGCGCGCCATGCGGCCCCGGTCGCGCCGAAGAAAGCCAAGCCGACCAAGGAGACCACCGCGCAGGACTCGACGCCCACGGCGCGCGAAGGCAGCAAGAAAGCCATCGTCCTCGGACTTCTCCGCCGGCCCGAAGGCGCCACGCTGCCGGACATTCAGGCGGCCACGGGCTGGCAGGCGCACAGCGTCCGCGGGTTCATCTCCGGGGCCATCACCAAGAAGATGGGTCTCGCCGTCGCCAGCACCAAGCGCGAAGACGGCGCCCGCGTTTACCGCGTTGGTTAGGAGGCACTCACGCATGACGCGCCCAGTCCGCCACGCCCGCAACTACGCCTACACCCAGCCCGGAGTGGCCTTCCGGATCCATCACTCGCGGATGGACCGGTTCCCAGGCGCTCTGGGCACCGTGGTGAACAAGGTCATCCGCACCAAGTCCGACATCTTCCAGGAACTGCGACGCCGGGATCTCGAAGATGACGCCATCGACGAGGCTTACCTCTGGCTCTCGGACGCCTTCCCCGGCTGCTACTTCGGCTTCATCGGACCCGATGCCGACGGCTGGCTTCAGTACGGCTGGATTCCCGACGGCCGACCCCAACACGACTGCGGATGAAAATCCGCATCCTTCATCACCGCCGGCCACATCAGCCGGCGGCTTCCTGCTTCTCCCGGGCAATCATTCGCAACTCCTCGGACCAATCCGCCAACGCCAGAACAAGCCCTTCCACGTCGGGATGCCCTGCGCGCAGCAGCCTCTCTGCCTCGTAGATCTCCGCGCGGCAGCGGTCCACTTCACGCTGCCACTGG